CTTTCTTAGCTCTAAATGATAGAGAATATGGGATTTTGCCACTAGACGCCACATTGAGCCTCTGAGTAATGCTAGCGCCCTTTTTAAGTTCAATCGCATTACCAGAAACAGCGCCGTAAGACCTAGATTCCGGGCTTGTGTAGCTTTTAACTGAACCTACATTATTTTTGGCCCATTCTACTAACGTTCCGTCTTGATTTTTAGCGTAACCCACGGAGTTCTTAATTAAATTTCCACCACCAGTAGTTTGAATCGTAGTAACTACATCTTTAATGTTTTGAGTAACCTTAGTAAATTCTTCATTTAGCTTCTGGTCTACCTGAGTCTGTTTCGAAACTACCGACTCAATCTCTTGTTTCTGCTTATCAACCTTAATCTCAGTGTTGTAGATAGTCTTAGTAATACCACCAGCCCTAGCGTAATCTGTTTGAGTTGTGGTTGGAGCAATACCTTTAATGGTTTCCTTGATACCGTTTCCGAGTTCTAGATGAGTATCGGTAACATAGACTTGATTAAGATTAGTTCTGCCAAGTTCTATGGTCTGATAATCTCGCATCTCATAATACACAGTTACAGGTGTACCTTTAGCTTTCTCCGCTTTCAGCCAGTTCTTAAACGAGACTACATCAGTGATTTTCATATATGCTTGGTCTGGGACGGTGAACCAAAATGCGATAGTATTGGCATACTTAGGGAAATTATTATAACCACCATAAATCGCTACACCAGTTCTGTTTTCTCGTGTTGTATAGACAGCGTCTTCGCTTATTGCATTAAGATGTGAACAGATAATATTAGCTGTGGAATTCTGCTGTGTAAAAATCGTCTCATTTGACGGATTTTTATACTTAAATCCGATAGTGCCAGCCGGTGTTGTAAAATAGTGAGTGATTTTCTCTTCTTCGCCAGTTAACTCCAGCTTTCCAACTCGCTTAATTAGCTTCGCTACGCCATTTTCAAGCTTCACTTCGTCATAAATATCGTCGGTGAGCTTATAGAGATTAATGCCAGATGGAAGATTAAAATCGGTTACTTCAAATGGAGTGAATTCTGTAGCGGTGTCGCCATATTCTAACTGTACCTTAATATTAGTCTCTGGTAGAGGCGTATTTTGGGTCAAAGAACTTCCGGAAATTGAAAGATACAAATGACACCTGTTAATATTTTCTGGCATCGTAAAACTACATGATGATGAGCCTTTTTCGATAATCGGTTCACCTTTTTCGATTCGTCCATTATCACTATAAACCGCCATGCATAAACGGCATGGAAGTGGTTTATCGATTGAAAGTGTATATTTTACACCTGCTTTAATAAAAACTGGACTACTCGCGGTGATATTTGTGCCCCACCAGGCAAAAAAGTTCCCGCCAAGAGTAATAGAGCCATCCGATTCAATTACCGACTTAAAATCAGGGAGTGGATTCTGTTGGACAAACTTTACTAAATTCTTCCCAGTAAAACTCACTTTGCCACCAGCCAGCTCTTTAATCACTTGTGGAGCTTTTGGTCTTGGGGTAACAAATCCTGAAGCATACGGAGTATATTCAGGGAAATTATCATCATTAAATCCACCCTTATATAAAGCCACATTTGTAAACAGATTCACAGGCTCTGGGTATTTTGCCAAGTTTAATCCGACTTTCATATCATATTGGCTATATTTCGTGCTATCTGTGGTAAATTTTGCAGTTTTGTAGCGAATTCCACCAAAAAAGTCTTTACCAGTGCCATCTTTTTTTGTAGCTACCACCTGCACGAAAAGCTGTTCAGAATTTCCAGCGTAGTTTACGATAGTGTACTCTGTTTTATCTAGAAGATTAAGATTTTCGCGAGTAATCATCGGTAGCCAGTCCACGGCAGGTTTACCAGTGAGTTTTAGTATACCATCTTTATTTTCGAGCTTAGCACCGTGAATAGTTACTGGAAGCCCAGAGAACTCGTCAAAAAGGTTCTGGTAGCCTAAGTTTGACGGCTCGTATGGGTGGGCCACGGAGCCAGCTTCCAGCATGAAACGAGCGCTGATATTCAGGTTGGTGCCTTTATTAGCAAGATAGGCTATATAACAACCATATTCGGTGTTTGAAACAGTAAAAGTAACCTTAGTTTGGCCAGATGTCATTTTTGCCAGAGTATGATTGCCGCCATTATTTGAATCGACAACCACGAGAACATCAATGTTACCCTCTCGTGATAATGTGTAGGTTCCAGGAAGTAGGGTGAAGATATTAATCGGCATAGTACACCAGTTATTCACTAGCACTCCTTTAGCCTCGATAAAACCGTCTGGTTTAACATTGAGATTAGCGCCAGAAGAGGTTTTAGTACCATTGAGCACCAAAAGGTTGTAACCGTTAGTGGTGGATTGTTTTAAGTTGCCTTTAACTTGGCCGTTCATAACCTTTCCGCTAGCTTGTGTCAGAACTAAATCCCCAGGCTTATACCAACCAAAGCCAGTAGTTTCAGCTTCAAATGGGTGGTGAGAGAAATCTTTTACGGAATTAAAAATCGGGGTGATTAACTTTCGTCTATCATCGTCTAAGATTTCATTATTGGCTAATTTAACCTCTGTACGGCCGTTATTAGCCACAGACGTATTATCAGTTACTGCAACATTATCTTCTTGTGGCGTGCGAGCTAATACTAAGCTATTCACAGGGCCATATTTTGGCTTGTATTTTAGAGTTTTAAGGTTATCATAAGTCCAGATTTCGTCTTCATCTGGCTTCTTTTTACTATCTCTAAATGATAAAGTTTTACCATTAAATACTGCAATAGTAGCGGTGGCACCTGCGATTTCGCCTAGAATATCACGATAGGTACAATTTGAGATTTTTGCATATAAGTCTTCAGGAATCTGATAGGTAATGTTTGGGAGAGTGTCAAGATTGGTGTCGACCGTGAAATCAAAGCGTCCAGCAAGCTGATTGATTAACCCTTTAATCGTGCAAGGGAATTGGATCGTGCCGGAATTGTATGGGGTTTTAGCAAGTTTACCCATAAGGTCATAACCCTTGATTTTTATAGTCTTCTTCTCAAAATCTGCAGTGGATTCTTCTACATAAAATAGCCCAAGATTTGCCTCTTCCCAAGTATCATTTACGGCGTCAATAAGCGTTTTAGCTGCCACACTAAATGTATGGTCGACTAGATTGTAATTAGTGCCAAATAGTTCAATATTAATTACAGAAGTAGCCGTGCCGAACAGATGACCAGATGAATCAATGGTGATTTTAATTAGTTTGTCTTGACCAGTAATTACGGTATTATCATCTAAAACTAGCGAAGCAGTAACCATTTTAACCGGTTCTTTCATAGCCTGCTTGAATTTGTCGGTTACATTTATCATGTTAAATCCTTTCCATAGGAATTAAATTCACCGTAAACGGTTTGTATAGTCCTCTCTGGCGCTCTAAGAGCTCCACTGAGTAATCTGAGGCGTAATAAGCGCCTCTTCTAGTGGTTCCAGACATTGGGTCATAATACTCAACATTGAAAAATCCTTGGTCTAATAGCCCACAGAGTTCAGCAACGCGCTCTTTAGTTAAAACCCCACCAATTTCTAGTTCTAGCTTCGGGAATACGCCAATAAAGGTCGCAGAAAGTCCACCGTTAAGATTACGTCCAGCGTCTGAATATAGTTTGGCACGGGTAACCTTATAGGTTTTTAGTCCTATTACTGATTTTCCGTTAATTTTTAATAGATCGCCTGAAATTATCATTTTTTCTCCAAATAAAAACGACCATGGGGAATCCCAGCACGGTCGTAGATAGTTCTATTATAACAGATTTAGGTGATACTGGTTAAAAAGCTAGACAATTGTTTTTGATTAATTATTATAACATAAGAAATATGAGTAAATTTCTTATTATGGTTATGTTTACTCCTGTAAAATGTATTAGATTTTTATTACAATTTATGAGAAAGTACTTGCAAAGTAGCCATGAGCGGATTATAATATAAGTAATCGTAAGTTGCGCAACTTGCGAGGAGGTGTTTAAGGTGTGCACCTATTCATGACGTTTTCGGAACACGAAGCCGGAGATGAAAGAAAACTTTTCTTAACTATGAATACAAACACCTCATAGAAGTGTGCCCCCTCTTTAGGGGACACTTCTTTTTTATGTATTATACAAACAAAAAAATAGCTCTTTTCAGGGAGCTATTATCACGAAGCCGGAGATGAAAGTACAAGCACATAATGGCTAATTAGTTAGCATAGAATTTCCGGGAAAATTATATGCTTGTACCTTTATAGTACCATAAGCCTTAATTTTAATCAACAGAAAGTTGTAAAAAACCAACAGTATCTATTTACATTATTTTATTATTTTGATATTGACTATGATATCATTTCTGATATCATAGAAGTAAGCAGGAAAACCTCTGCTAGTAGATTTAAAAAGCCGACCACTTAGAAAATATGAACTATAAATCAAAATTTAATATAGTAGAATTCATCGTTCATTCTGAAAAGTCTAGCGAATGGAAATCTATTTTAAGCTTAATCAGTAACTATTTTCCTTATGAAATCTCGGAAAAAACAGAGAACTATTTACGAGTTCATGGCTTAATATACGGGAGCGAGGATGTCAAAATAATACAAACACTTGCTAAACAAATTTACGGAAAAATAATGCCGTTCGGTCACGTGAGAACGGTTATTATAGAATATTAAAACGTGAATCTATTAGTTTAATTTTCCTGCTTGATGGTCGGCAAAATCTACAATAGGTGAACTAACAATAAAAAGAGAGAAAAGGAACAATATGAAGCCTGTCGCTTTGAGAATTATGCACCCCGAATTGTATAAAAGGGTCGAAGCACTATCTAAGGAGCAAAATCTATCAATCAACATGACAATTAATATGTTGCTTGGCTTTGCCTTTAATGAAATAGATAGACAAGGAAAGAAATTCAAACAAACAGTTGTTTTTGAATCCGAATAGTGATAATATTAAACTAAATTTTGTTTTATACACATATTTTCTATCAGATAGACGCAGATAATGCGTCTATCTTTTTCTTTTATGATGGGCTTGTGTTGGGTTTTATTTTCAACTCAAAAAACAAAAAATATTCGCATTGGTTATTAGGTTTATGCTTGTAAACCACAGTATTTGTTGTATATTTGAAGTAATAAACTTTAATCTTTAGGAGAGATTTTCGCATGGCGGAAGAAAAAGAGTCAAATAAAAAACCAGTCTATAAGAAGTGGTGGTTCTGGGTTATCGTGGTATTTGTGTTGATTGCTATTGGTAATCAAAATAAAGATAATAGCACTTCTACCCCAATGCACAGCTCCAAGCAGGTCAGTGTTATCGACTTCAAAGACATGAAATATAACGATATCGCGACATGGTGCGAACAGAACAAGGTTAATTGTGTTGAAGTTAAAGAATATTCAGACACCGTGGCTGCAGGTGGTTTTATCAAGCAATCAGTAGCTGCCAATGAATCAACGAATGAGGGCAGCACAATTAATGTAGTTTATTCTAAGGGAGTGGCTCCTACTGTTAGTCAACAGAATGCTATTAAAAAAGCTGAAAGCTACTTGTCTTTCACTGCATTTTCTAGAGATGGACTCATCCATCAATTGAAATATGAAAAATTCCCGGAAGCTGATGCAGTTTATGCAGTTGATCACATCTCTGTCGACTGGAATGAGCAAGCAGCAAAAAAGGCGAAAAATTATCTCGACACAACTTCCTTTAGTCGTGACGGTTTAATTAAACAATTGAAATATGAGAAGTTCACGCAAGAGCAAGCCGAGTATGGCGTAAATAAAGTTGGATTATAATATAAATTATTTTAGTTGCGGGCGCCCTAAATATCTAGGACGCTCGCATTTTTTAGGAACGACTGCACGTTCATGCGATCTACCATGCCATTAAAATAATTTTCACCGCCAACTACAAGAAGTAGTTGATTAAATATCAAAAACACCCATATTTCTTAAGAATGTTTGAGCATTAGCACGGTCAACTACGCCCTGGAAGACTTTTTCGCCGTCAATATTAAGAATAAATGGCGCAGACTTCATATCGTCGATATAATCTCCTAGGATTGAATTTTTACGGTCAATCTTTATGTCAAAACCTGGATTTAATGCAGAGTCAAAATCTAGCTTACTATCAATTTCAGCACTCAACTCACTAGCAGATTTTACTATATCACCAAGGTTAGACTCGAATCCAATATTCATACCTTGACTCATATAGTCGCCAATCCCCATAAATAGACGTGATGGAGAATGAATGCCTAAGAACTTTTTAACACTATCTACCGCACCAGTGAACATATTCTTCATGTTATTAGCAATATTACCAATACCATTTTTAAGACCATTCCAGATATTTTTACCAATATCACTAAATGTTTGCCATGCATTACTGAAAGCGTTAGTGATATCATTCCAACGATCACTAGCCCAACCAGCAACACCAGAGAAAGCTCCAGTTATTCCATTCCAGGCACCTCTAAATTTATCTCCAAACCAATTCCCAACATCAGAGAAAATATTAGCAATATCACTCCAGCGGTCACTAAACCATTTTCCGATTCCGCCAATTGCACCAGTGATACCATTCCAAACATCACGGAATCTATCAGAAAACCATTTTCCAACACCAGCAAAAATTCCAACAATAGTATTCCAAAGATTCTCGAAGAACTTGCCAATCTCGCTCACCATATTAGATACAAATTTGGCAATCTCTCCAACGACAAAACCAACGAATTTACAGATTTGATCCCAATGTTTAATACATAATACAATAACGGCGATCAATGCGGCTATAATGCCAATAATTATTGTAATTGGAGAGGTTAGAACTGAAAACACACCAACCGCAATACCACCAATAATATTAAATGCTACTAATGCTGCATTCCACGCAGCCCAGACGCCAACAATAATTCCTATAACAGTCCCCAAAGTTTTTAGGATATCATTAACATCCTCATTTTGCGTCACGATATTAAAGAAATCTCCAAGGATTTCAAAAAAATGTACTACTGATTCCGCTACAAAGCCCATGGCTGGGAATAGGAAATTATCCCAAAGGAACTTTAGTCCATTTCCAACTCCCTCGAGTAGTGGATTTAAAATTTTTAATGCCCCTGCAAGAAGGTTAAAGAATACTGGCAACGCTCGCTCAATAGTCCATTTTGTAACTGGCTTTATTACGTTATTAAAAAACCATTCAACCCCTTTACCGATTTTTCCCATAAAAGGCTCTAATGCACTCTTTAGATTCTTAAGGCTATTTAGTAATGGGTCAAAATTTATACCTTTAAAAGCATTTTTCAATCTCTCAAATATCGCATTGACCTTATCAACCCCTTTGCCGATCCCAGAATCATCGAACCCAATACCGGAAACATCATAGCTTGGCGCGCCACCACCCCCTCCTGAGCCACCAGAACCTCCAGAACCGCCTGTATCTTGCTGAGATAGTACATTCATCTCATCGAAGCCTGCAAGCTGTTTCTGAAGCTTCTTGGCAGCCTTGGCAGTGTTTCCAATATCTTTGGTCGAACCTTGTGCAGCTTTACCTACATTCGCCATAGAATTGGCTGCTTGGCCACCAGAAGAAGCCACATTTTTCGTCCCAATAGACCCCATACCAAATAATGAACGAATCGCATTCACGGCGGTTAATACAAGCTTAATAAAGGCCGCTATGTAATTTGAAGCGGTCAAAATAATATCTTTTACTACATTAAAGAACCCAGCAATATTGGATTGTCCAATAGCGTCCATACAGGCCGCAATACCACGTACAATAGCATTTCTCATATTAATGAATGAGGTAGCAATACCGCTTGTAGCGCCTGCTGCTTGCTGTTCAAACGAACCTAGGCCGTTAATACCCTCAGTGTTTAATCTCACGGCGGCTCGCATAAAGTCATCCATGGAAGATTTACCACTCTGAAGAGCGTCATAAAGCTGAGATGAGTCCATATAGCCCATAGCATTAGCAATCTGCTTGAGTTGTGCAGGCATAGCTTGCATAAGGGTCTTCCAGTCTTGCATTTCTGGCTTACCCTTAGCATAGGCTTGCTGTAGTTGCTCCATAGCAGAAGCTTGTAGCTGAGCGTTTGCACCGCCTGCTAGAATAGCGTTATTAAGCGCCAAATAGATAGCAGTGGAAGCTCTCAGATTGCCGTTAGTAGCGGTAAAGCGTTGCACAGCGGTAGTAGCCTCATCGAGAGTAGTAGGAATACCTTCAAGCTTCTTAGAGAGGTAATCAATAGCAGGTTGCGAATCCTTAGCTCCAACCCCAAGATTTTGCATAACGCGAGGGAAGTTTTTAAGCGTATCAAGGCGTTTTACAGCGTCGCCAGTGCCTGCAGCGATTGCTGCCATGGCTTTTTGAGTAATAGCAGAAACAACCCCCATTACGGCACCAGTAGCGGCCGCTTTCATCCCCATATTCTTAAATCCAGCAGTAACCCCACCAGAAGCCTGTGTGGCGGCTTTTGAAATCGCACTAAGCTTTCTATTTACTTGATCGATTTCTTGCTGGAATTGCTCGGTTTGAGCCTTGATTAAGACATTGAGTTCATCTACTGTCTGTGCCATTATTTTTTCTCCTGTTCAATCTGCGCCTTGATATACGCTTCGAGGTCTTCTGACCGTGTAAACGCCCTGTTTGTCTCCTCTTTCGCCATAAATGGGTCTTTCGGGTAACGCTTAGCGTGAAATGCATATCTCACGTAATTCCCGAGGGCGTGGTTCATTTTGTCCTGCTCTGCAATTCTGTCTTTATAACCAGCCAGACAATTCTGAAATTGTCCGATAGTTAATTCCCAGAACTCCGCAGGGTGAAGACCTATCTGAAAAGCTAAGCGTTCTTTGTCTTGCCAGAATTCTCGGAAGCAGCTAAAGCTTCGTCCATAGCTTTCGCCATCTCCGCCCTGATTGTCTTCGAAGTCACTGCCTTTCCTAAAAAACCCGCGTCTGCGATTCCAGACATAACTTCAACCATAGCCTTATCGACTCCCTGCTTAAATAGTTCGTCAAATTCGTCTTGTGTACCACCGCCAGCGGTAAATAAGAAGAGTAATGCAGAAACGGAAGGGGTAGAATTAAGTGTAGAAAGGGCGCCAAAAAAACTTTCACCCATTTCTTTTTCAGCCTTAGCGATATTAGAAGCTTTGTAATTTAGTTGAACCATGATTTTATAACCTCGATTAAATAATTTCTGATGTGGGATTTACCCCTCCCACTAGGGTGTTAATTAAGCGACCTTGCTAAATACTGGTTTACCAGTTAGACGGAGAGTGAGCTTATAGCCGTCAATACCGTCGGTGGTCTTTTCACCGTAGGTAAAGCTCTTCACGAAGGCTTTATAGGCGATTTTGAGCTTAGCTGGGGTTAAGATTTCCCAGTCACGAACCATACCACTGTCAAACAATGCACGGAGCTTAATAACTTGTGATTCATCTTTGATAAGTGCTTCGATGTCTTGTGAACCCCAGTCGGCAGCACCAGAAAGGAATTCTTTTCCGTCCACGCTATCGAGTGTAGTCACATCGATTTCTTCTTTCTCACCGGTAATTTCACCGATAGATTTCAACGCCTCAAGAACTAGGTTAGTTGGTTCTGCACCTGCTTTTATGAGGGTGAGGGTGGTTCCCATAGTCTGTGATTTAGCCATGGTTTTTTCTCCTATTTGAATTTCACTGCTCGAAAACGGCAGTTGGTGTGGAATAATGCACCTTCTGGACTTGGTACATCAACCACGTAGGTTAGTCGATAATTAATCGTTCTCATCTTAGCCTCGACTTCACTAAGAATGCGAGATAGGTCAGTACTTTTATTAGCGAAAATATCAATTACAATCTCAATATCTTGCTTGGCAATTTCATTACTCAGAGTGTATTCGGGTGAATTCTCGCCAACATAAAAGGTAATTGCTGGAACTTTTGTAAAAATTGCTTGAGTACCCTGTTGGCAGGAATAACCCAAACTTTTTAATGCCTTGTAAACTTCTTCTTTCGGTTGGAACATATTAACCCCTAATACTTTCTGAAACTGCTTGGCTAATAATTTGCTTGATATTAAGCTTGGCTTCTTTAAGGCCTCGGTACATCGGAGCCTTGGCTTTATAACCGTTAGTTTTGATGAATTTTAAGCCATCACTAGTTTCTTTCGGGTAGACCCAAGGTGTCATGCGATAGGTGAATCCTTCCGCTTTCGGATGAGTTCCGACTGCCTTTCTACCAACTCCGTATTCGACATAGATTGCGTATTCCATATTATTCCGGACTCCGCCAATGATTTCGTCGCCCTGGGCATTTGCTGGAATAATAGCTAATCCGCCACGTAAAGCTCCAGTGTCGACAGGAATCTTCGGCTTAGTTTTCTGCTCTAATACAGCAGAGGCCATATTTACGGCATGAACTAAGGATTTGAGGTTCTTGGCACGATTTAACTTAGTTTTAAGTTCAGTTAATCCAGTAATTGTTATGCTTGCCATTTTACCCCCATAATCATCTTGTGAGAGTCGTATGGAAGCACGCTAGTTACTTGATAAATAACGCCATTAACCTTAATTAAATCGTCTAATTTAACCTCTACAGAAGTGCTACAACTGATACTAATATCAATCTTTTCCACAAGCCCAAGCTCTGCTTGAATTGTGCCGAGCTGAGTGTAATTAACATTACCCTTAAAGCTCTGCACGATCGAGTCGTCGGCATCTTCTTCTTTAACCAGACCACCCTCATCATCGAGTTTGTCTGTTTTGCTTAGGACATAGATGTCCTTATCATAGAAAATCTTCGAGATGAGGTCTTGAGTTGGCTTAGAGAACAACATTGGCTCTCCTGTACGGCTTTAATATTTCCGAAACCCCTCCAAAAAGTTCGGTATCGGAAGCGGAAGCTAGGTAATTACGAGCAACATTATCAAACGTTACGGTTTGGCCATTATCACTCAAGGACTTGACCCTCGTATTAGTGTTTGTGCCGATTAGCTTATCTTTAACCTCTTCAAATAGTGCAAGCACTACTCTCACAGAGATATTAACAAGTCTTTCGTCAAACATATCTTGAGGGTCAAGATTCAAATATAGAGATAAGCGGTCAGCCATCTCAGCCGCTAGAAATCCGGCAAGAGCTTCACTTTCCTCATTGTCGAGGATGTGGATGACCTGTACTTTGTCTTTTAGCGCTGAAATGAACTGATTCTTATCTAACATATTATTTTCCTTGAGTTTCTGGCTTAGCTTCAGCCTCAGCTACTTCCTCGGCAGGAGTTTCCGCTTCGGCTTCTTTCTTGGCTTTCTTTGGCTTAACCTCAGCCTTTAAGTCGGCTTCAGTGATTGGTTCATAAATCTCTGGGCGAGACTCGAATTGTTCAATCACTACTTCGTTTGAAGTGGTTAAGATTGTGCCGTCTGCCATCCTGAACATTTTTTCCATGTTTTTCTCCTAAATTAAAGGGTTGCTACTTTGAAGATAGTGTCTGGGGTAACTGCCTTGGTACCTTCGCTGACGAAGATAGACAATGCCAAAGAGTTAGACAGAGGCACTTTTTCAGCATTGTACTTATTGACAATAGCGAGCTGACCGACAGAACCCATGCGTTGGACCATGATGTCTGCAGTTTGGCGGACGGTATTGATAACACGAACACCGTGGAAGAGTTCGATTGCTTCAGCTTTAGAGCCGTCGTTGCCTGGAATCTTGTCGATAAGATTACGGACCTTACCGTAACCCTTAGGGCTACAGGTAATTACAAGGTCAGAGCGGTCCATGCCGTCAACCCAGTCATTAGAGAGGGTTTCGGCCTTAGAAATGAGCTCTTCAACCTTATCTTCGATAGCGGTTACAGTTGGAGCGATAGTGACTGCAACGGCAGCTGCTTCAGCGGTACGGAAGAATTCTTTATCGAGGAAGGCTGCGATACGGCCAGCGTGAGAAGCAGTGCGACGATCTAACAGACCATTGATACCACTGAGGGTAACATCTTTGAGTTCGATTTCTTCGACGATTTCTTTGTCAGTGTCGATATTGAGAATAACTTTTCCGCTATTTTTAAGAGCAGTACCTTTGCTATTAGTGCGGGCAGTGCCGTAGTTGTTAAGTTCTGCATCCTTAAAGCGGTCGAAGATAACGGAACCACTTTCTGGGTCGCCAGAATAGTTATTGTTTTTGATGAGTGTGGACACACACTTTGCGCGAATAGCGTCAATAATAGCACCACGAATTTCAGCTAATTTATCTTTAGTGGTACCAGTAGTTAGGATTGAAAGGGCATCTTGTGCCATTGTGATAATTCCTTGTTTTAAATAATCACGACGTTGGAATCACTTCCAGAGTGTGATAGGGTCGAAGACTTATCAGTTGGGGTAGCCCCTGAAGCTTTAATCTTAGCTTGTACACCTTCCATGAGTTTTTCTTCCCAAAGGGTGGAGAAACTCTCAATATTCGCATTCATTTTTTCCGCATCATTATCGATTAGATAATCTGCGAAATCTGCTGGAATATTCTTCTTAGATAGCGCTAAGAGACAGTCTGATTTGCGTTCTCGCATAGTAATGCTTCTTTCACGCTCTTCAATCTCTTTCAGCTTTTCTTTCTGAGCTTCTGTTGCACGCTCTTCTTCTGTGAGTTTAGCCTTACGCTCGTACTCTGAGAGAGCATCGGCAACCGCCTGCTTGGTCTTTTCTTCAGACTTCTTGTTAAGCTCATTTACTCGTTTTTGAATAAATTCGTTAACTTGGTCCTGAGTGAATTTAGGTTCCTGCTTTTCACCACTATTGACTTCTCCCGCAGTAGAATTAGTCTGGTTATTATTAGATTCAGCACCGTTTTGGTCCATCGTCTTCCTTTCTTTAACGTTCTTAAGGTTTAACTTGAGATTAAAAAACGACCAGCATAAGTGGTCATGGGGCTTCAAAATAAAAAAAGACCAACTAAGACTTATACAAGTCGTAGATGATCTAGGAATATTATAACATAAAGAATCATAGAGATGAATATTATACGTTAAATTGACAAAAATGAAGTTACATGATAACATAAAGCTGTAAGAACTTGCAGGACGTTTCGGGCGTAAATTTGCTGGCCAGTACAAGTGAACTTGCAAGCCAAGGAGTAAGGCTTAGTCTTACTCCTTTTTTCTTCCTACACGGTCGAAGAACGTAATCATGGATGTCTTTTTCATACCTTCACTTTTAGTAACAATTAAACGTAGGTGTTTCTTGCCGAACCATTTGTCAATTTGAATATTTCCGTGGCTTAATTTTACTATATCTGGATTTTTAAATACTTCATTGAGTTTTTTCCAGTCCGAAATTTTTAGAGGACTTTTGTCGTCCTTCCCGACGAGAGCCTTTCCAGTAAAATGTCCACGCTTATATAGGTGTCTAATTGTATTACTATTTATCTTGAGTCTAATTAACCCCGATGTCCTATTGTCTAAGAATTTCTTATATTTTGTCGCTTCAGAAACATCTATTTTAGACAGCACCTCACTTTCTGTCTTGCCGTACATTATATTTGAAACTTTCTGAGCAATTTCATTATTTTGCATAGAGAGTCTTCTCGCATAATTACTAAAAGCTTCATCTTTAATAATTATGGCATTCTCGATGTTACCTAAGCCTATAGCAGGAGGTTGTGTATCTGTAGGCTCTCGTTTTAACGTCCCGTTTTCAATACGCTTTAACCACTCACCATAATCAACGTTCTCCACATATTCACTCACGCCATTTTCGTTTCTCGCAATTCTAGTGTCTGCTTCATATTCTTTTCCAAGGTAGGCTGTAATCGTAGACCTACAGTTCGGATGAAGCGGAGGGAGATTAAAGCCAGCCTGAGCCTTATCTACATCAAAAACTATTTTGTCATGGTCCCGACAAACACCAGAAGTTCGCGAATCTAATGTTGCGATAAACTGATATTTCTTAAAACCCATCTCTTTTAGAGACTTAATTTCTGCCTGGTTCTGAAAATAACAAGTTTCTGTTCTGACTAATCTTATCGCTTCACTTTTTGTGACGTCGAAGCGAGCTCTAATAAGTCTCGCGGTTTTTTCATACCCCTCACCCCTAGCTACAGCTGAGCCAATCACTTCTTTTAAAGTGCGCGCAAGTTTGTCTGTGTTTTTCCAGATGTGCTTCGAGTAATTACCGGCTACAAATTGAGTATTTAATATTTCATTAACCGCTCTACTGTTTAGGCCGGAAAAAGCCGGATTTATTTTTAGCCCTACCGCGGTATCATAAATATTCTTATAATAACCGTGTTTTATGGTTTCTTTATGGGATTCGGTCTCTAGCTTATAATGCTTCATGCTAGCTTTTTTGCTTTCAGCCCAACACTGTGCATAAAGATATTCAAGCCTTGTCATACGAGCCTTGTAGTTCTCTGGAAGATAGTCAGAAAGCCCAGCTTCATTCATTTCTATACGGAATTGCTTCAAAGTCCCATTTGGCATAATTTCTCGAAGTTTTTCGTTATCAAAACCAGCGTCTTTTTTATAGTAATTATCATAGAGAGATTTAATCTCTTCGATTATCTTCCACCTAGCGTTATCGTATACGGAATTAATCTCTTTTATATAGTGGGCTGAACGTTTTTCGGCATCAGAAAGCCTCTCCTCGGCACGATCTTGCCAGTATTTATCATTAGGGACGGCTTTCTTTTTTGCCATTAAGCCTCTTCTGAATCGTTTTTAGCTGAGTTTGGGAAGCCAGAAGCATAATTATCGTCAAATTCAGGCTTAGCTTCCTCTTTTGCAAGTTCGACGGTCTCCTTAGCGTCATTTACAAACGATAATTGAGCCACAAGTGTCTCTTTATCGACCAAACCAACAAGGTTATTAATCATTTGAGATTGCTCATAGTCGTTCTGCGGCAATGCACGCTTAAATACGACATCAACATCAGCAGGGCTAATTAAGCTCATATTATTATTGAGATTGAAGAATCTGTTATAAATCCTAAACCTATCAATCAGAGCATTCTCGAAATAACGTTCCTTATCTTTAATATGTTGTTCGAATGCGAGGAGTTTATAAAGTAGTGCCACGCCAGATGAGTTACCTGCGAAGTTTTGGTCGCTCATATCTGGAGTCATTGAGATTTTATGGATGTCAGAGAGAAGAGAAGACCTTAAAACATCAGCGTCCGCCTCATTGATATTCTTAACGATATACTCGACTTTAGCGTCAGCTGGAATGCCGGCAAGCGTTCTGGACTCTTTAAGCGCGATTTGTTGCTCTTTTGTAAGGTTCATGCCATAAAATGCAAGAATGGCGTCCACTAAGCGCTCACGATCGATTACACGGTCTGATTGTAAGATGTTATAAGCGTCAAGCAGGGAAATAACAGGCTCAAAATCACCCATACGGTCCGAGCTATTCATGTACTCAATCACTGGCACTTCACCATAGCCATGCATAAAGTCTTTAATCTCTGGTACTTGGAATAAGTGGCCATCTTTAAGGCGTCGCTCCATGCAAAGTTCTGGGGTTAAGATAGTGACATCAAATTCGTTCTCTAATTGTCTACCTTTTTCGTCAAATACTGGGTCATAAATAATGGCAAAAAGCTTATTGTGCTGAACGCTATTATCGTAAGCCAAAATAATGTTGCTTGGATTAACGCGAGTGGACCATGGCTCAGCTAGCTCATTTGTATAAACTCGCTCAAAAGCATGACCATAGACTGAAACATCCGTTGCAAGTTCCACATCAAGATTAGAGATAGTCTGCTTCTTGTAATTATCGACGATTAAATCAACATTAAGCCCCTCAGAGACTAGATATTGAACTGGATTACCCAAAAGATAGCCCACATTAGTCTTCGTAATGTACCTGGCGTTATTAGCCACAACTTTGACCTCATGTGGTGCAGGTCTTGATGTTACGTTTACCGAAGAAAAATAGTCTTTCAGGGTATTGTAATATCTAACCTGATCTTTACGGTTTAGTGAAGTTAATAAATTATTAATAATTTCATCCGTTGGTTGTGTTCCTCTCGCGAGAGTGCATTGTTTAATTGTAGGCATTTCGTTCTCCTTTACCTTTCAAAAACCGAACTTCGGTTATATCTAGAGCCATAAAGCTCTGAGTCGCTCAAAATTTGAACTTCCATTCCACTAGTAGTCTGCTCATAGATTGAAGCTAAAACATCTACAGCGTCATCATGAGCATTCTTGCCCTTCCTCTGGTAGCTCATCACCTGCTTATAGAAGTCAGGGAATCGAGTTCTCCAGTTTGGTGGCATATAGATGTGATTCTGAACCCATGCGGAGCTTGCTAGGATGCGAGACTCCTTATTATGGGTCTGAGGCACGGTATTAATTATCGTGCGGTTAGAGCCGTATTTATCGAGCAGCAGCCTCTCCACATTCCTAGCAAAGCCTCTACCGCCATTATTAGACTCGATCGAGCATTCCTGGACCGCTCCAGTGTGTAATAACTCAGCAACCTTTGGCTCTGTAATTTCCATGGATTCATCTGAGAAATAAAGGTCTAAGATGTAAGCTTCTTTCTCATAAATCACATAATTAATCGAACACAAGAAGTCCGTGCCAGTGTCTGCTGTATCTGTGTAATTAAGGATTTTACCTTCTGGAGCCTTTTCCCATTCCTTAAACTCTTGATAGAGTCGACCTTTCACATCGATTGGGGTTTGATTATAGTTGGCCTCGAAAATATCGACATTCATCTCACGCTTGATGAGGTTCATGTCTTTTTCGCTCAAAATGTCTTCACAGAGCATTTCACCCTTGTCATTCTGAACGCGATACTTAATAATCTCACACTCATCCGGAAACGCTTCCATAATACGTCCAGCTAGGTCTCGAGAAGACCAACGGGTCATGACGATAATGCACTTTTTCTGGCCTTCTAATCGCGAGAGCATAGTGTTTACGAACCATTGATAAGTATTATCTAGGGCTGTTTCGTTATAGGCTTCCTCGGCTGACTTAATAAGGTCGTCACAGATGAGATAATCGCAACCAAAACCCGTAGCTGTACCGTTCGGGGAGGTAGCTAGATATGAAATCTGACTCTGGCCGCCTATAGTCCACTTCTTAGCGCTTGCATCACCATACTTAACTTTGGTTTTAGGGAACATGTCGGAAAAAACGACACGTTCACCTATTTTTTCGGTTTGAATAGTGTTTCTGACGTTCTTGGAGAAAACACTAGCAACATCCTCATTATATGAAGCCGTCATAACTCGACAAGTCGGGTCACGTCCGAGAAGCCATGCCGTAAGACATTGGTCTGTTAGGGATTTTCCGTGCCGTGGAGGCATATTAATAATAAGAAAACGCTTATCTTTATCATTAATAAAGTTTTCCACAGATTCACAGAACTCCTTAAGATATGGGCGCTCATCTTTATAAAAACTCGGGTAAAGCATTTTACAAAAATCATAAAGATGACGCCTAGCCAGCTCCATTTTCGCACCAAGCTTAATCACCTCATCTCTGGTCATTTCGCGAGTTTCCTTAATTCGTCTTCGGTTAAATTCTCAAATGGATTAAAGACCTCTTTTTCCGAGACATCTTTGGTCTCGGTTGGGTCATAATTACCATTGAGCTTAATAAGCTTATCAGCAGCCTCTACGCACTTCGGGTGGTCTGGGTCGCTAGCGATAGCGATTAAGTTATTAATCACGTCTTGTACAAGATTTGGGTCATTAGAGGCACGAATCTTCACCTGATGACGAAAAGACATATCTTCGGTTGGTCGACCACCATTATTTCCAACGGAAAGTTTATTGCCTTTAGAGAAAGTCCCGTCCGAGTTCCGTCCGACTTTAACGGCTTTAGCTTTCTTTTCTTTTGCTACTTTTTTGACAGTCTTTCGAACTGGTTTCTTTGCAACAGAAACCTTAGTGGGTGTTTCTTTTTTGGAAACAACCACTTTTTTTGTCGAATCATTCTCCTGTCTTTTTATTGGCATTTAATAACCTCTAATTCTCTTCGGTAGTCTCTTCTTTAGCTTTCTTGCTACGCTTCTTATCAGCCTCTTCGGCTTCTTCAGGTTCTGCTGGAGCGTGTTCTTCTTCTGGAGCTACAATAGGCTCTTCAGAGTTTTCCACAGTTTTCTCTTCAGCATGAACTTCTTCACTGGTTCCGACATTATTGTCGGTAGCATCTGCACTATGTTCTTCTACTGGTGAATATTCAATAACTTCTTCTGGGTGCTCTGGCTCATCGTGCTTTTCTGGTTCTTCGGCGACCTCATCGTGTTTTTCTTCAGAAGCTTCAGGATGTTCTGGCTCAGGGGTTTCTTCATGAGTTTCAGAGGTCTCTTCAGTTGTATTTGAGTTTTCCACAGGCTCTTCTTTAGTTTCTGTTCCCTTAAGAACGAACACAATCTGGTCACCAAAAATCACCTTGTGGCATTTACCATTTACAAATTCATCAGTGATGTCAAAATCGATACCATAAAAATCAACGATTACGCGACCGTTACTATTTTTTTCTACTAAAATCTCGTATTCCATAGAATCTCCTTATTTTTTAATACGTGGGGAATTATTAATCTTTTCAATCATCTGGTGCATGGTCTTGTTATGGAGCAACTGACCACGCTTTCCAAATAACAGCACCTTTGGCCGCTTAATTAAGCCGTGGGAATCTTCTCCAGAAACTCCGGCTTCAAATAAGATTCGACTGGCTGGCACATAGATGACGAATAATCGCCCACGTCTTTCTATCGCACGTAGCTCTCTACAGTTATCGGCAAAAAATAATGAGTTTATCACTTGGCCAGTTAGTCGTAACAGCTCAGAATAGCTAAATTCTGTTCTTGTATACTTGTTTTTGATGTCATAAGTCTTATCGGCCAATAATTTCGTCGTAATTATCGCCTCTACCTCACTGATTCCTCGATCTAAAATCATCCTTTTTTCTCCAATAAAAAGACCCACAAGTAAAAACTTGTGAGTCGTAGATTTATAGCTTAATTATAGCATACTTAGAGAAGATATATCATTGCTTGTGGAAAACTATTATTTTACAAAAAATATCATTTGAGTTATAATTTAAATACAAACATTTCATTTGTGAAAACCCCTCTGGAGCTTCGGCTTTCGAGGGTTTTTCTTTCCCCAAAATAAAAATGATTTATTTAGGGAATTTAAAATGTCAGAAAAAAGAATTGTAACTTTAAGAAATCGTCTAGGCAAAGCTTCAAATTTAATTAAAAATGATGATTATCTACCAATGTTTAGAAACCGACAGATCAGCTTTAAGAAAGAATTTGAAGAATCAGTAAAATTAGCTAAGAAAAAGAATAATCCAGAGCATTATTTTGCCTCAATCTGGTCTTGTAAGGCGCTTAAAAAGACGCTTGAGATAATTCGTAAAATGATCTATCGCGCGATCGAGAAAGCTCGTGAATATCAAGCTAATATCGAAAGAGTTAAAGCCGAAGAAGACATCAAGAGCAACTATAACTCAGAGGGCCGTGCGAAGCTTGCAGAAATATTAAGAGACCGCGGTAAAAATTACCATACTATTTTTGGCCTTTAGTTAAAAAACGGTTCTTATTTTTACGGGGGACGGTTTTTTTATTTCCATATTTTACGAAAAACCGGCAAAAACACGTATTATATTGTGAATTTTCGAGTATTTAACGAAAATTATTGAATCTTTCGTAATTAGAAAAGTTTTCCTTAAGATTTCTGACTATTTCTTTATAAATTTTTAACAGAGAGTAACAGATCAATTTGAAAATTAGTCTATATAGATATTAAATTTAATATTTAATAAAAAGAATTCTATATAGAAGTATAAGTAATACTTAATTATTTTCTATATAGAACAAATTAATAATTTTAAGAGGAGGCAGGAAAGAAAATGGGAGAGTATGAAGTTAAGCGAGGCATTCGATGATTATCGAGATAGTTATATGGTATTAAAGGGACGTTCTAGGAGCACCATAGAGCATCACGAGTATAAAAAAGAATCGATTGTAAAATTCTTAAATGATAAACCTATTGAAAAGGTTAGCACTACAGACATAAGCTCCTGGTACAAATATTTATCAAAAACCAGGTCTCAGAATACCGTTAGGAATTATATATCAACGGTGAGGGAAGTATTAGACTACATGAACCTTAGAGGTGTTAATTGCCTTAAAAAATCCCTTATCCCGGCGCCAAAACGGCTCGATCATATACCTGAATTTTTAACCCCAGAAGAAGTCACAGGTATGATCGAGAACGCCTCAAGTCTTCGCAACAAATGCGTCATATCGCTACTTTATAGTTCAGGAATCCGTTTATCTGAGCTTATTAGTCTTAACCGTGGCCAAATTATCGATAAAAGATTTACGGTAATTGGCAAAGGGTCGAAAGCCAGACTCTGTTTTATCGATGAGAGGACTGAGGAACTACTTAATGATTACCTCGAAACAAGAAGAGACAATTGTGAGGCATTAATTATATCAGTGCGTTACAAAATGAGAATGACCGCGACAAATATTCAGCTTTTAATTAAAAATAGCGCCAGAAATGCCGGAATCTCTAAAAAGGTTACGCCTCATACTTTAAGGCATTCCTTCGCAACGAATTTATTAGTCAATAATGTCGACATAAGATATATCGGAAAAATGCTCGGACACTCCTCAATTCAGACCACTATGCAATATACTCATGTGGTCGATAATGACCTAGAAAACAGATACAGAATGGGACACACTATATAAAAAGTTTTCCACAGACTTTTGCCAAAAATGTATAAAATATAAGCATTTTAGTATTGCATTTTTTCGCGTGTGGGAGCATAATAGATAGCAAGAAGAAGTACTAATAAAACTAGACTTCTAGGAACATTAAGATGTCTAACATCTTAAACAATCTTACCGGTGATAAAGCAATGCATTCGCATTGATGAGGTCGGGGGTTTGAATCCCCCATGCTCCACCAACAAGTACTTAAAGCAACCTTAACGGGTTGTTTTTTTATATCAAGAACCACCAGCTAAGGTGGTTCTTTTTTCTTTCAAATGGGGAACAAAAAATAACATTAGTTGACAAACTAACCATATTTAGATTAGAATCCAATAAAAGAGACCATTCGCTAGGTTTTGTTCCTAGGACAAGAGGGTCTCTTTTATCTATATCTTTTATTGACAAAATCTCACCCTGGCCATAATATATAACCAAAAGCTCGACCATCGTATGTTTTGGGCAGGGAGCTTTTTATCTCCCCCCGATATGTTTCGGACTAGGGAGATTTTTTCTACTTCAAATTCCAATTTATCTATATTACAATACCTACATGAACCACAAACTCTTTATCGCGAAACTTGATTTTAAGCCAGAACTAAATCGTCACCAAGATCTTTCAATTTTATTGTCAAAAGATCATCTTCTTCCCACGGCAAAATCGCTCACCAAATTTCATGAAATCTTCAACAATCAACCCAAATTCGGAAAAATTTTTTTCGAAACTCCAGACTCCAAATATTATTTTGCAATCATCACACCAAATAAGATTCCAAAAAATTATTCTTACATAAAATTTTCAAACCTTTCCGAAAACTCCACGCCAGATTACAAAATCATTCTTAAGGCCATTAAAATCCTCGGCTACGAATTTTAGCTATAAGATAATCACTTAAATTCAGATAAAGACTTATAATATGACCATGATATTCTACACCAAATCACAAAAAGCCAACTATACCCATATTCATGCTTATGCTTTTTATGATTTATTTTTAAGTGAACTAAAAAGACAAAATCTGACGGATCCTGATTTTCAAATTAACGTCGATATCGATGGCAATGTCGCCACCTGGACCCTCGACACCACAAATTCAAAAATTCAAAATCTTTTCCAAAATCTAACCATCCACCAGAGTTTTACTGACCATCAAATTAGTGACACTATTGCTAAAATTTGCCATAAGAATAACCTAAAACCACATCTTAAAAACCTCAATCTTCTAAAATCCGAGCTAAACCGCATCAAATTCCAGACCGAAAAACCCGAAATCTCTGACGACTCCCTAACTTCAGACGCTATAGACTTCATCAAACCTCGCGCCTAACCCAGAAAATCCTGCTATAATAGATTTATGAAAACAATCTTGACCGGCATTCGCATTAACTCCGACCTCACCCTCGGCAATTTTCTTGGCGCCATGCTTCCGATGGTTCGCCTTGCCAACCGTTATTCTAGCACCCACCACATCAATATCTTCGTCCCAGACCTCCACTCCATTATCAGTGAAACCGATGGCGACCTTCAATCCAACATGCTCCGCACCATCCGTTATTATCTCGCTGCCGGCCTCGAATTGAACGAAAATGTGCATTTTTATCGCCAATCTTACGTGCCAGCCCACACCGAACTCGCTTGGATTTTGAATTGTCACACTACCATGGGTGAAGCTTTGCGCATGACTCAGTACAAGGACAAGAGTCATAACGGCAATCTTTCCACTAATGTCGGCATTTTCGATTATCCAATTCTCATGGCCGCCGATATCCTACTTTATAGCGCCAATTACGTGCCAGTCGGGGAAGATCAATTCCAACACATCGAACTCACTCGCAACATCGCCGAGCGTTTCAACCATAAGTATGGTGAAATTTTTACCATTCCTGAAAATACCGAAAACCAGGTTAAATTCATGTACGGCGACACTCAATCTTTCGCTTTGCGTATCCGTGACTTAATGAATCCAGAGAAAAAAATGAGCAAATCTGCCGAATCTGAAAATAGCAAAATCATGCTCGCCGATCTGCCAGAACGCATCCGCAAAAAAATCATGTCCGCCACCACCGACTCGCTTGCTGATATTAATTTCGATTTCAAAACCCAGCCAGGTATTTCCAATCTCTTGCAAATCCTCGCCGCCATTACCGATACTTCTAT